TAGTATTCATTTAATATAGTTTTATAGTTTTCTCCCAATATTTGTTTGGCTTCATAAGAAACTAAACAATCATTAGGTAATTCATTCCAAAAATTCTCACTCACTTTATCAGATTTAACAAATGCTGACTCAAAGAAATGCTGAACAATATAACTTTCCTCCAATATATGTCTAAAATGTGGAAGAGGATAACCAAACAATTTATTTTCTCCATTAAATTTAGTTGGACTTTGTATTGAATAACATTTACCTGCACCTAACCAAGCAGGAACAGGGCAAAAAGAAATAGGTGGGAAAACTTTATATCCCTCATTTTTTTTCATAATATCTTTAAGTGTCCATATAACATAATTCCAAGCCTTTGAGTTAGTTTTTGGAGGTTGCATTAATGTGTGCATTATTTTATGTGATAAATTTTCAATATCTTTTTTCATATCCTCATTTACTTTTATTGGAAATGCAGCCAATTCTTTACCATTCCAACTCCCATCGTGTATTGTCAAAGGTGGGTGACTATCTCCCCATTGTGGTGCAACCCCTCCACTTCTTTTTGCGGGCATTGAAGCAAACCAACCAAATTCTGTTGGTAATTTTTTCAGTAAAATTGCGTCCATATCTAAAACAATACCATTTACTTGACTTGCGTATTTTAATCTAACTGCGTCAGAAATATGTGCTATGCTATGTCCTCTCCTTAATATTTCATATACTGCTTTTATTGGTATAATGTTTTCCGGGGTTTTTATATTAATCCCTTTTGGTAATTTATCTTTAAAATTTTGATATGAAAATAAGGACACATCATTATTTAATTTTTCGTGTGCCAATAAAGATAATTTATGAAAAGGAGACAAATCTATTTGATAGTTTTTAAAATCATCAAAAGACATTCCCTCATTATATTCTGTCCAAAATAATATATGTTTACTCATAACTCAAAGAACTTAAATCATTCCTTTCTTGATAAGGCATTGAAGTTGTCCAAGTATTCCCTGTTGCTTTACTTAATTTCATTTCTTGTTCTTTAACCCATTTATCTCTTGTTGCTATATCTTGGAATGTTATAATCAATTTAATGCTTTCATCTTTGGATTCAAAATCAGGCATTCCTACCCACTCATCATTTTCATTTCCTTTATTAACTTTATTGGTCATATCATCTTGGTTTTGCCATACATCCAAACTCCAATCAGTTAGTTCTGTGCTATCCCATTCATTAGCCAACATTGTCCAATCCCATTCTCCATAAGTGACATTATCTTTTATGACAAATTCCTTTTTTTTCTCCTCACTCCAACCAACTGCAACATCTACCCAAATATCTTTCAATCCTGCTTCCTTGGCTGCCTTAAATCTCATATTGCCACCCAATACCATAAACTCCTCATCAACGATGATTGGACGCAATTCTAACATCTCTGGTAATTCTGTGATGCTTTTTACTAACTCCTTAAATTTTTTATCCTTTATCAATCTTGGATTGTTAGGATTGTTCTTTACTTTATAAATCTTAATTTGTTGTTTCATAATTATTTATAGAATTTTTTGTTATTTATTTAAATGAATCATTTATTCCTCTCTCTCCTATCAATTTTTCCTTTGTTCCTTTCCAAAGCCTATCGTGTCTTTTTTTTTTACTTAAACTTTCCTCTGTTCTAATTAATTGTGGCATTCCCTCCACAGGTTCTGCTTCCATATATTTTCCACATTTACATAATGCTTGTTTAGTTACCCAATTTCCATCTCTGTAAACTAATGTGGCTTTGCTGACCTCCATTGTTTCTCCACATTCACATTTATATGTTGCCATTGTGTAATTTATCTAGTTCAAAATGCAAATGATTAATTGCTTTTTGTATATCCTGTACTCCTCCATCATTATGTTTTTTGGTTGACCTTAATAGATATGTTACAGCAGTTCCAACATTATAACTTAAATCAAAATTAGTTACGACATCTTTTGCCATATATCCGTTTTTTCCTTTATAATACTTTGGTATCTCTTTATTTTTCATTTTTTTTTATTTTATTATATATATCGGTTATTCCTTTTAATGTAGTTTGCAAACAACTCCCACAACTTGTATTTTTTTCATAGTCTGTGTTATAAATTGTATTGTATAATTCTATCATTTTTTGTTTTATTGCGTGATTTGGTGCCCTACCTAATTTAATTTTCGGATATATTTCCAAAACTGCTTCTTGTAATTCTTTTGGTAAATCATCCACTTTTTTTACTTCCTGTGTTTTAAGCCATTTTTGTTCAGGACATTCCATAACTGATATCCTTGTTTTGATTTTCATAAAACATAAACATTTTTTGCATTGTCCTGTCATTTTAAAATAAAATTCACAGGATTTACAAATGGCTATCCTTTCCTCATATATTTTATTTGGTACAAAAAACTTATTCATTCAATTTCTTTTTTAATATTTCCCTAATTTTATCTATTGTGGTAAATAAACTATTCCTACTGATTCTAGTTTTTGCAGCCAAACTATCTAAAGTATTCCCCTCATAATAATATAACTTAAAAATTCCTTTATCATACCAATGTAATTTTTCCAACTCCTCATCTATTTTTTCCAATTGGACCCATTGAGGATTTTCTATTGTTTCATTAGGTAAATTGTATAAATCTTTTTTTCCTATATATAAATCTGTTCCTTGTGTAGAATTACTTGAATATGTATCTATATGAGTATAATATTTTTGATATTTATAATAAAAATTAGACCTTTTACTTGTCAATGCTCTCCTTAATGCAACTGCTCCGTATTTTTTTATCCCATCTATCCCATCTTTTTCATATATATTTTTTAATGTTTCTTGATTCATTTGTAAAAAATACAACATTAATTCTTGTACTGCTTCTTTAATTTTATTGGTATCATTACTATATGAATATGCTATCTTTCTGAATTGATTGGTTAATTTTGATATTTCGACATAAATCTTATTCATAAGTTTTTATTTTATCTATTTTATCTACCGTTTGTTGTAAAACTTCATCCAATACTAATTTATATGCTCTAATTACTGCACGATTTTTGTTGGTTTCTAGCCCTGCAAAATATCCATTTGTCATTACTGATACATTTATTGGAATAATCATAATCCAATCATAAAAATTTTTTTCTGTTTTATTTTTTCCATAGCCATCGTGATACTCTAATATTGTATCTAATACATCTAAATAGTTTTGGAATCTTGATGGGTTTCCCACTTCCTTTGCGAACTCTACACACAAATTAAGATAAACTTCAACAATGGATTTATGCTCGTGGGAAGCATATACCGGTTTTCTCATTTTCCAAATAAAAGAATTCTTTTGTGTTAAATTCCTTTGGCTTGTAATAAGTTATCAACAGCATCTTTGTAATAACTTATATATTCTATATATTCTAATTTAGATATTTTAACAGACTGTTTAGATTTATGCTCTAATTCCCTTGCTGTTCCCTCTCCGTATTTAGCATCTAGCATTAATGAAAATTTATATTGTTCCCCTTGTTTAAACATATTACAGCCAACACATTGAACTTGACAATTTTGCTCATCAAATCTTGTGGATAGATTAGTTCGGCTTTGAAAATGTCCACATTGCATTCCTATTTTATAATTTGCAACCTTTCCACAAGTGAAACATTGAACCATTCCCTCATCTGTGGCTTCTCTTAATCTAATATATAAACTGAACCATTTATCTAATTCTTTTTTATATTTACTAATTGATTTTTTCATTAATTTTTTTCTGATAACATTTTGTATAAGTACTTTGTACGACTTCCCAATTATTTAGTTCCTCTTTTGTTATCCAACAATAATTTGCTCTTGTTTTGGTTATAGGTTGAACAAACATATAATGAGTTATTTCCTTATTTGGATTGTTATGTGCTTTGTAATTGACTCTCAAATATTCTGATGATTTTTTTACTCCTTTCACATCAATTAAATAATCATTTCCTATTCCATATAATAGAATATCTGCACCAACTATTGGATTTTCCTCCACTAATGCTGCAACTTCTATTTCATTTGTTCCATCATCTAAATAGTTTCTTGCTATTAATTCGGCTAAAATTCCAAGCATTGATATTTTATGCTCTTTATCCCCTCTATATTTTTCTGTTCCTTCTTTGTAAATATGTTTAGAGTGCATTGTCCTTAATGTTGCTAACTCATCTGCGAGTGTTACAAAACATCTAGGATATTCCAACTCTTTCCAAATCATTCAAAATCGTCTGTTGGTGGTGTAAAATAACATTCTATGATACACCATAAAATTATAACAATCCAAATAGTGGCTGCTATTTCCATTATATGTGTTCTTTACAAGTAGGACATATTCCATAATCCTCTACCCAACCTGTGATTTCATCTCCACAACAAGTGTATTCAATTTCCTCCTCTAGTTCTGGCATTGTAACTTCTTTTTCAATTTTTTTATTTAAAATATCTTGGTCTCCACGGATTTTATCCATTGTTTTCATCCAAGCATTTAACATGTTGTCTAAATTTTTGTCATTCATTTTAATAGTTTTTGTTTTTGTTCTTGATAATATAATACTTTTGCAGGGTCTTTCCCTAATGTTCTAACTTCGTATGTTGCATTGTCTATTGTCTGTTTGTGAGCATAAGTCCATTTGTAAAATGTTCTAATATTTAGAAATGGTTCATCTTTACCAAAGCGAACCCCTAATCTAAATGCATCTACTATTTGATTAAAGGTTAAATTTTTAAACCTATTTTCAATAATTAAATCTTGTGCAAATATTTTACTTAATGTAGCCATTGTAGTTGCATCAGTTTTATGTCCTATCTCTACTGATGTTTTGGCTATTAAATCTAAAACTTTTGATGTTAATTCTTGTAAATTTTCGTTTTTTAATAATATCATAACATTTTCTTTGCTTGTTCCCATTCACTTAATTGTGAGTGGACTTTTCCCATATTTTGTTTACCATCTCTGCGTTCCCAAGTTCTGACACAGGCTTTCCAATCTTTCATTTTATTTTTACCTACCATCCAATTTTTGGATTCATAAAAATCATAAAAGGCTTCTGCATCTATTTTGTTTTTCCTATCATCACAATAGAATTGTATATCAATAACATTAGGCTTTTGGAAACGCTTTTTATTATTACTATATGGAATATTATTATTAATATTAGTAGTATTATTCTGTTCATTTTTTTGATATACTCCCATATCTTTATTTGATATACCCCCCTTCAAAATTTTGATATACCTATATTCAATTTCTTTAGAGTCAGGTTTATATGTATATTCTGTATCTATATATCCATATTTAATTAATTCCTTAATATATCCACTAATTGAACCCTTACCAACATTATATAATTTTGCAAAATATTTATTAGAAGCAAAGCATTTACCATTCATATTACAAAGTGCTGTGATTTCTGCATACATTAATTTAGTATTTGCTCTTAATCTGTTATCGTATCTAACTTCTGCTGATAGTATTGCATAATAGTTTGGGTTTTCATTCATAGTGATAAAATTAAACAAAATCCTAATATCATAAAATCTTAACATTAAATTTATAACCCTCCATAACTTCTTTTATTTTTTGTAACATTGTGCTAAATTCAAAATATGATGTTTTCATAATACACATTGCATTTCCACTTCTAACTTCTATTAATACTTGTGCTTTGGAATTTTCTTTGACTCCATTTTGTATTAAATGACTTTTCATCCAATCATCATCTAAAAATGTTTTCTTATTTTTTTCAATATCTTTATATGCTGTAAATACTTTATTGAAACAATTTCTGTATTCCATCCAATAAGCATAATTGCTTTTATGGTTTTTTTCATAATGATAAATTAGGCTCCTATCCCTATTTAGAACACTTGCTATCACTTTCCTATGTATTGTATCCTCTGTTCTTGCTATTACACTTGCAACAGTCCTACAAACTTGGATATCTCGCTTTCTTGTTTTCAAGGCAAGCGAACCTTGTGGCAACCCCATTACTTTTGTAGTGAGGTCGCACAACATTCGGAAATTATCCTCTTGCGTCATACTAGAAAGGCAAATCATCCTCTGCTTCATCTTGTTTATTTTGAGTATGAACACCTGCATTTTTATTAGCAAACCAATAACCATCTAAAGATGTATACCATTTCCCATTAAATTCTCTTGAATAGGCATTACAACTAACATCTATTGTATCCCCTGCTTTGAATTTATTCATTGAATTAATTTTTTCATCTCCAAATGCATTGATACAAACTAAATTATTAAAATCTGCGTGTGTTTCTACTATCATACTTTGTTTTCTCCATTCTTTTCCTGCCTTTGAGGTTCCTCCTTCCTCTTGGAGAATTTCTTTTACTTTTCCATGAATTGATATTGTATTACTCATCTGATTTTGTTTTTAAATTTTTACTCGTTTTAATTTCACAATCTTTTGCAGGTACTTTTACAAGTGTTCCGTCAGTTGCTTTCAACATATACCATTTATCATCTTTGAATATGAGAGTTGCTTCCATTTCTAAAATGTAATTGCTTCTAACCACTATATTAGCAATATTATCTGCTAAATTTTCAAGTGATGTTACTTTAACTTTTTTTGCTTTTTTTTCCATAATAAATATTTAATTAATAATTAATAAAAAGAAAGGAGGGGGAATTGTAATAGTTCACAAAGTATAACCGCTGAGTTATGTTGGGCAAAATCGCCCTTTAAATTACTAACCCCCTCACAATCTATGCTTTCTTGAATTCATCTGATTCATCCTCTCCAAATACTCCTAACTCATAAAATCCTGTGAGTTTTAGAACTGCTCTAGATAAGGCTCTTTTTTCTGCCATTTCCATAACATACCAAGTGTTGGTATTACCCTCTTGATATGTTTTTCCTTTCAATGCACTACCAAATGTTTGGATAGTATTTGTTTCTTTAATTGCTGTTGCTAAAACAACTGCAAAACTTTCATCACATTTAATTACTTGGTATGTGATATGAATATTTTCAATTGCTTGGATTTTTTCAATACCACTTCTTGTTATAATAATGTAATGTTGGTGTTTGAATACATCATCTTTTGTAAGATTATATTTGATGTATTTTTCTTTTAGAACTTCTGACTTCATAATTTTTGTTTTTGTTTTTGTTAATACTAGTGTAAAATTAAAATAAATATATTGTCCATTTGCCTTTTAAACAACTTTTTTAATAAACTTATGAACATTATTTTGTTTGTATATACTTAATTATTTGTCCTTTTATATATTTTATTTGTTCGGAATCAATCCATTCCAAAAAATTAAATGCATCAAAACAAATTGTAAAATCCTCTCCCCATTCATCTTTACCTCTAACATATAATTCGTTATCTACACATTGAAATGTATTTATTTCGTGTAATCTTTTATGAATTTCGTTTTTTTGTTTCACTTTTTCAGTTACTCCTTTATTTTCGTCTATTTCTATTGGTGTCATATTATCCTATTCTAATTATTAATGCTTTTTTAATTTCCTGTGCTTTATATAAATTTTCGTATTGCTCTAATTTAGTTTTGGTTTTTTCATTTATTTCATCTGCTTTACTCCCATAAATATCATACCAATATGAACCTTTTGGCTCTACTTTAAAATTATAACTTTCATCAAGTGCTAATCCTGTTTCTTTTATATAATCCTCTAATGCATTATCAATTTGTTTTTCAGTACCAAATATCCTTATACTTCTACTTGTTTCCTCCAAATCAGTATAATAATTATTAGTAAATGAATCCTGCATTCTAACTGTTTTAAACTCTCCATTTGGATAAAAATGGAAGTCTTGTGCTTGTAATTTTTTCATAATTGTTTTTTTTTTAAAATCCTTGAATAATAAATGACTCATTACCTAACTCTATTACCTGTGTATAATCGTATAAAGAATCAATATCAGGGAATTGCTCTGAATCATAATCTAAATGTAATTCTGCAATGTTATCATATTCGGTATATTCAATGCATAATGCTATTGGGTCAAACTCTATTGTATCGCCTGTGCTATCCTCATATTCCTCTAGATAATCATATAATCCTCGGAGTCCGACTCGGCTAAAATTATTAGGTCTGTGTTGCTCAAACCATCTGCTAAATTCGTAAAAGTTGATTGTAGTTTTCATAATTAAAATTTTATTTCTGTTTGGTTATAATATTCGGTTTTGATTTCAATAAATAATTCTTTGACTTGCTCAAAAGGTGTATAATTTAACCATTGTCTCCTTTTTTGAGTCGTGTGTAAATTGTAAACAACTGCAAATAATTGACTTGTGCATTTATTTAACCAAAGTGGATTGTGATTTAATACATCCAAAATAGATATAATTGCTTCCTCTTTGCCTGTTGCTTCTTTCATTTTCCAATAATTAGTGTTTTTTTCCATAGTTTTTTGTAATATTTTATAATTAATAATAGTGCAAATATATATCATATCCTAATATCTAAATACTTTTTAACACTTTTATTAATAAAGTTATTAACATTATGATTGTTAACAAAATCCATACAGATGTTTATATACCTTTTAAGGGTAATATATTAAAAAGACATAAAAGTGTCTTAAAATGCTTCTAAATAGGGTTTACGGGGTTTTAAATGTCCTTTCCTAAAGGCATTAATAGGTTTAGAGGGGTTTTTCCATTATTTAATACGACAGCACAACCCACAGCAGGTTTTTTTCCATACTTTGCATAAGCCATAGCATACGAATCATGGTCAATTCCACAGCCAACTTGTGTTCCAAACACTCTGAATTTTTTTCCTACATAGTGTTCAGTATAACATTGGGTATGTAAATGACCTTGGATAGTATTCATCATATCGGCTCTGCATTTGGTTCTTGCAGTT